GCGCGGCGGGGCAGGGAGGGCAGGTCCCTCCATACCTCGCCGCGCCGTGTCGCAGCCATTTAGGGTCTCGCGGATTTCGCCTGTTCAGTTGTCCGCGCCGCCGTTACACGCCGCGCAGCTTGGCCTCCGCCTCATAGCGGGAGCTTTCCCGTTCAATCATGTTGGCCGTCGCCATGTCCTGTTTCATGCTCTGCTCCAGGACATCGGCAATATACCGGGGGACCTCCACGGTCTCGCCCCGCTTGATCTGCCAGCTCTTGCCGTTGACGGCCACAAAAACATCGTCCTTGTACCGCTCGTTGTCCTTGAACAGCCGGATGGGCACCAGGTCCTCCGCCTTGGCCGTAGCGGCGGGCTGGGCGGTCTCTTTTGCCGCCTCCACCGCCGCCTCGGCCTCTGCCTTGGCTTTGGCGACGATCTCTGCGGCCTCCGCCTTGGCCGCTGCCAGGATTTTCTCCGCCTCAACATTGGGGTCCACCGTGGCGGCGGTCTCCTCCTGCGCGGCGGTCTTTTTCTTCTCAGCCATAAGTCAATACCTCCTTCATATCGTGCTCCCGTCCCCATCTTCCCGCAGCCCAGCATAGCGGGTGCGGGAAGAAAACGAGGAGCAAGGGAGCGGGTGAGGAGCGGTCTGTGACCGCCCCGAACAAAGCGGACTTTGCGACGAGTTACGCGGCGTTGAAGGTGGAAGTGGTCTCGATGCGGACCATATAAGCCTCCACCAGGCGCTCGGCAACCTTGGTCGCTTTCCAGCCAGCGGTTGCGCGCTGGTTCAGCGGGTCGGCAGTACCGGCAGAGCCGAGCTGCTTTACGATGTGCTGGAGGCCGCCGCCGGTGATCTCGGTCACGCCGTAAGCGTCCCCGCCCAGGATAAGGGTGGAGTACACATCGCGGGAGGCCGCCTTGGGGGCGGCGGGGGTGCCGGTGGCCTGCGCCCAGTCCTTGCCCGCCTTCTCGAACACCTTGGCCTCGCTGGTCTCCACGAAACGCACGCCCTCGATACGCCCGATCTCGCCCTCATAGATGCCGTCGGGGTCGGAGTAGGTCTTGACATTCACCCACTTGGGGTCGGACATCAGATCGTAGGAGCAGTCGGGGTGGATGATGCCCGCGTAGTAGCCGTTGATCTTGGGTGCGTTCATCACCTTGAGGAAACGCACCGCCCGCCGCACAGCGTCCACGGTGAGGTAGTGGTTCTGGGTGTCGTCGTCGCTGCCGCCCGCCAGGTCGGCGCGGGCGCTCACCTGGCCCTCGGCGTACTGGACATTGGTGCCGCCGTTCAGCACCTCGCGGGTGATGGTGTCCAGGGTGCGGCCCGCCTGGCTGCCCAGCAGCTTGGTGGCCTGCACCAGGTTGTTGTCAATGGCGGTCAGCAGCAGGATGTCGGACAGCTCGATGAAACCGCCGTACTGTTTCACCGTGGCGGTGATAACGCCCATGTTGAGCTTTTGGCCGTTGGGGGTCACGCCCTCGGTGAGGGGGGTCAACGCCTTGGGCAGGGGGTCGTACTTGCGGAACTCAATGGTCTTGCCGCCGTTCTTGGGGATGGGGTGTTTCTGGGCAAACTGGTCATGCACCAGCTCCGGCTCCGCCATATCAATCAGATAGTCGGAGTAGAAGGTTTTCATCTCGCCGGAGAGGTCCTGGCCCGCCCCGGTCTGGGTGGTGGTGTTGGTGTTGCCGTCAAACAAATTCAGCATGACGGGCAGCAGAATGATCTTGTCGAACTTCATGTTAAATTCTCCCTTCTGGGGGAGAGGCTAAAACTCAATGTGCTCTCCCCGTGCAACTCTGCGGGCGATTTCCGCGCGTTCCTTTCTGGACAGCTTGGAAACATCGTCCTTCACGGTAAATGCACTCTGGGCTGCGGTGCCGTTCTCCTGGGGTCTGGCCCCCTTGGCGCGGATGCCCTCCACCACCTGCTTTTCCGTGGCCTGGGCGGCCATGCGGGCCGCGCCCGCCTTGATGTCCTCCATGTGGATGACCTCATAGGCGTGCTGCACCGGCACACCGGCGCGCAGCATGGAGAGGAACTGGGGGTTTTTCACCTCCGCGTTTAGGTCGAAACTGGGGTACAGGCTCTTGACCTGCTCGGCCTCGCCGTACCATTTCTGGAGGCGGGCCTGGGCCGCCTGCTGGCTCTGCTGCTGGCGCTGGGCCTTGAGCAGGGCCGCGTTCTCCCGCTGGAGTTTCTGGAACTGCTTGTACTGCTCCACACTCATGCCCGCCTCCTCGGCGGCCTCGGACCAGTACGCGTCGTCGTGCTCGATGGCGGCGGTCAGCTTGTCGATGTCGCCGTCTCCGATCTTGTACCGCTGCATCAGCATATCAATGACAGGCTGATTGCGGCCAAGCTGCTCCTCCAGGTTTTGCGTCTCCCGAAAGCGCCGGTTGATGATGCGCTGGGTTTCCTCGGTGTAGATGTCCTTGTACTCGCCGTTCACCAGGTCCATGAACGCTTTCCGCTTATCTTCCAGAGTGTTGGAGGTCGTCGTGACCTCCCCTTCCTTGCCCTTCCCGGCGACGGAAGGCTGCGCTTGTCTGCCGGTATCGCCGCCGTCACCAGCCGCCGCCGGTGCCGCCTGCTTGCCGAACACGACATTTTGGAACTCGCCCGAATTTCCCCGGCGGGTGGGACCGGGGGATGCCTTGGAACCGCCCTTTGCGCCGTCACCGCTCTGGGGTGCAGGGGCCGCCGCCCCGGCACCATCTCCGCCAGCGGCAGCGCCGCCGTCGAACAGGTCCAGCCGGATATTCAGCAAATGCTTGATGTCCATAGGATTGCCTCCTTCTTTGTCGCGGGTGTATCGCCCCCGTGCGTCGGCCCCGAATACCTCACCAGGACGGCGGCGGAGCCTGTTTCCTCTGACCGCCGTCCCTGTGGTGAAGCAGGAGGACAGCATAAGCGTATCAAATGCTGTTCGAGATTGCGCCCCCAAATCGAAAAAAATTTTTCTATTCCTCCCGATATTCCACCCGGAGGAAGTCCGGGTACTGCGCCGCGATCTGTTTCAAGCCGATAACGGCCATGTCAAAAGCCCCTCCGGCACCAGCTCCGCCCCGGAAATGCAGGCGCACATTTCCGCTCTCCAGTTTCTCGTCATAGGCCAGGGTGGACCCGTCCGACGCATTGCGGACATACCCGGCCAGAGCATACAGGATGCCGGAAACTGCGGCGCAGACCTCTGGACTTCCCGTGGCGTGGCCGTTGGCAAAGATGGAATAGCGGTTTCCGTCCCGCTCTGCATATACCCGTGTCATAGCGCCTTGCCTCCCGTCATTCGTTGCCCATGCTGGGCGTGCTGCGCTTTGCCAGCCGCTCCCCATATCCCGTCATGGGCGTTTGGGCCTCCATGATGCCGCTTGCAAGGCCGCTCTTTCCGTCGGCGGAGGGCTGGACGGGAACCTGCCCGCCTGTCGTGCCCGCGCCGCCCTGGGGCGCTCCTGCCATGCCCACGCCCATGTCCTTGCCGGTGAGGGCCTGGATGATAAGGGCCATTTGGTCGAGCTGCTGGGACATCTGCTGGCAGATATTGAGAAGTGTCTGCCCGTTGCGTACCTGCTCCAGCACCTTGTCCTTGCCTTCAAACTCCATCATCTCCAGCGCGCCAAGCGCCTCCTGCGCCCGCTCCGGGTTGAAAAAGCCCAGGCCGTACAGCTCCTTGGCCCGCTCGTTCTGCTCCATGCGGGAGAAGGGATTTTTCTTCTGGGCCTTGATCTTGATGTCAAAAATGGGCCTGCGGAACAGGGGAGAGTACCCCGGCTCCTGCTCCTGCCCCGGATAGCTGGGCGGCATGAGCTGGTCCTGGATGGCCGCGTTGTTGAGGTCCACAAACTGATAGCTCCCCGGCGCGTCCCCGGTGATGCGGAAACTGCGGGTCTCGTCGTAGAACTGCCGGATCAGCTCGATGCACAGCGAATTGATGGCCGTGTGCGCCCGGTAGCTGGCGGAGATCATGTCCCGGCTGGCCTTGTTGCCCGCCTCCTGGAGCGCCGCGATGGCCGCCGCAGCCGTCACGCCGGACCCGGCGCTGCCGCTGTTCACATCCCGGTTGGCCGCTGTGTCCTTCATCTCCTCGATTTTCATTTGGGCCACGGTCACATAGATGTCGTCCAGCGGGTTTGTGATGATCTCCTTGATGCGGTTGTCGGTCAGCTCGCCCTCCACATGGACCAGGGGCTTGTTCCAGTCCAGAAATTCCTCCTCGTTGATGCCGGTGGAATTGGACACGAAAAACCGTTTCTTGGTGGTCATCATGGAGTTTTCCAGGATGTTTGCCGACAGCTTGTCGATGTAGAGCTGCGGGTCCTTGCAGATGGCGACATAGCCAAAGCCCACCGGCGTGCCTTTTTCCGGGAACATCACATCCAGCACGACGGGGTACAGGCCGTGGTCGTACCAGCCCCGCTCCTGGTACTCCGGCTCGTTCTCGCTGGCGAACAGCAGGGTGTCGCCCACAAACTTTGCGTAGTGCAGTAGCGTCTTTCCAGAGACCGAGCGGGTCTTGTAGTACCAGTCCACCACCACGCTCTTGCCGGACACATCCACAGTGTCGTCGAAGATGTACTGTTTCACATCCACCACGCTGCCGCCCAGGTGGCCCTTGTGCTCCGGGTACTGCTGCTCCAGCAGGTCCTCGTCCACCAGCTCCACGATGAACAGGTTACGGGACTTCTGGATGTCGGTCACTCCCGGCTCCCAAAACAGCTTGAGCAGGTCAATCTCCCGGATGTCGATGTCGCCCAGGCCGTTTTCCTTGGCGCTGTTCCAGAACACGCCGTAGGCCGCCGTGCCGTGTTTCAGTTTCTCCCACCAGTTGTCGGAGTAGGTCTGCTCGTAGTCGTTGTACTCCAGGATAACGGGCAGCACGGAGGACAGCACCTTGGCGCTCTGCTCGTCGCTGCGCTCGCGGGGGAGCACCACCGGCTCCGGGAAGTTGTCCATTGCGTCGGCGTGCTTGTTGAGGATGGAGTTGAACAGCCACGCAGACGACGGCTCCGGCCCTCTGCCGCCGTCCTGCGCTTTCCGCCGGTTGCGGATGACCTCCCAATGGCGCAGCTCCCACCATAGCTCGTCCTGCACAATGCGTTCCTCCAGGTTGGCCTTGCCGCTCTTGTAGGTGGTGAGCGTCTGGATAGCCCTGCCGATCTCCTCCTTGCCGATGCGCTGGCGGCCCGCTGTGCCCGGTCCCTGCCGGAACGCGCCCACCAGGGGAGCGTTGTTGTTGGCCGTCAGCAGCATAGCCGCCACCTCCGGGTCCACATGCTCGCTGCGCTGCGCCCCAGGGATGCCGGTGGATGGACTGTTGCCGCGCTGCTGTCCGGTGACCTCCTGCCCGTTCTGGTTGTCGTCCCACGCCTCGCCGTCCCGCTTGTTCTTCCACTTTGCCATGATTAGTACCTCCTGTAAAAGTCGTATTTGTCGTACTGCTGGTCCTCGCGCAGGTCCAGCGGGTCATAGACCACCAGCGGCGGTGCTTTCCTGGGCCTGGGTGCAATGGGGTTCTTCATGCACACATAGCGCAGCTCGTCGTAGATGTGGTCCTCGCCGTCGGTGTCGATGTCCTCCACATCCTTCTCGTCGTACACCAGGTTGGGCACCGTGCGGATGAAGTGACGGCAGGTGTTGAACACATACAGCATGGGCACGCCGTCGTCGTCAAAGGCAAGCCGGTGGTGGACCTGCATCTTGCCGTCGATGCGGGCATGGTCCCCCTTCTCGAAGTACACCCGCTCCCGCTCCATCAGCGCGCCGATGCTCTCCGTGCCCTGGCTGCCCCAGATGGCCGGGTCTCCCACGCGGTTGATGCGCCTGCCCTTGAGGTTGGGGTCCTCGGCCTCGATCTGCCGTATCTTCCGTGCCACCACCGACGGCTCCAGCTTTACGCCCTGGTTCGGCGTGCCGGTGCAGCCGTAATACTCCCGGATGCGGTACAGCCGCCTGTCGTGGTCCACGGCATACCAGCCCACGGAGAAAGGCCGGGAGTAGCCCCAGTCCATCGCGCACCAGATACACCAGGTGTCCGGCACCTTGAAGGGGTCAATCACATGGGTATTGATGCGGTCCGCGTAGTGGTCGCTGTCGTTGCGCCACTCGGTGAACACCTGCCCCGCGAAGGTGTCCCAGTTGCCGTACAGCAGGGCGTTTCGCTCCTGCTCCGGCATGGATGCCAGGTTGGTCAAATACTCCGGCTTGTTCTCCAGCAGTATCTTGTTGTCGAACACGGAGGAGGGGACGAAGATGCGGGACTTCCAGCGGCTCTCCTCGTGGCCGTCTGGAAAGCGTATCTTGAACTGCTCCCAGATGGTCTCCATGGGCTTGCCCGCCGTGATGAAACGCTCCTTGACCCAGCCGTGGCCCACGCCGCCGGGGTTGGCCTGCGCCCGGATGTAGCAGCGGGTCCCCGGCCCGTTGGGGCGGTTGCGGGAGAACAGGTAGGAATACTCCTCCCAGAGAAATTGCGTCAGCTCGTCAAAGTCGATGAAGTCATACCGCTTGCCCTGGTAATTCACGCGGTCCTTGGTGTACTGCATGGAACCGAAGAAGATCTTGGCCCCGGAGGGGAAGGTCCACACATGCTTGCTCTCGTTGAACTTGGCTTTTTTGTAGGCCCGCCGGTATATCTCCGTGCTGCGGTCCATAAGCTCCGTGAGCTGGGGATAGGTCTTGCGGAGGATAAGCCCCCGGTAGTGGGGGATTTCCACCTGCCGCAGGGCCTCGGCCAGGGCACAGTCGGACTTACCGCCGCCCGCCGCGCCGCCGTACAGCGCCTCGTCCTCAAAGCGGGCCATGAGCGCCGCCTGCCGGGGCTGTGGCCTCCAGATCACATTACTGCCCATCGTCTTTGCCTCCTGCCGGGACCGGCGGCCCTGGGTTGTCCATGACAGGGGAGAGGAGCACCACGCCGCTGCCCTCCTCCTCGTCGCCGTCTGCGGCCTCCGGCTTGTACTTCCAGCGGTCCGGCCTGCGGTTGGTCAGCCAGAACATCGCGCTGGTGGGGTCCGGCGGCACATCCCGCATGACCTTCTTGGTCAGCACATGGACCTTTCCATCCCGGTCCAGCTTTTCCTCCGTGGTGACCTCCTCGAACTGATACCCGCAGGCCCGCTTGAACAGCGCCGTTTCTATCGCGTCGTCGCTGACCGCGCACCCACGCGCAAAAGCATCCGAAAGCGCCGTGTACCGCCCGTCCCCATCCTGCCCCAGGTCAATGTATTTCCGCAGGGTGGAGTAAGCGATCTTGAGCTTTTTGGCGATGTCCTTTGCCGTGGCACCCTCCTTTGCCCATTTCTCGATGCGGTCCAGGTTGGGCAGCACATGGGTCTCGTATTTGCTTTTTGCCATGTGCTTTTCCCTCCCTCAATTCGGTGTTTGCTTTTATCGTAACAAAGCCGTCTGCAAATTGCGCCCCGAAACCGGGAGAAATTTTTGTGGGCTGTGATATACGCGTGCGGGGGGACCCCCTCACCCTCACCATCCCCCCATACCCCCCTTCCTCTCCCTCTCCCCCTGGAGCGGGAGGACCATTTTCGTGACCCCAGGAAAATGATAGGAGACCCCAGGCCGCCGCCCAGGGTCTCCGTTGTTGTCCTTATGCTTTGCTTTTGCTTTTCTTTTCCATCGTGTAGCTGGCCCCGTAGCGCCTCCGCCCGCAATGGGAACAGGTCACTTTGTGGTTTACGCCTCCGCCCACGCGCTTGAGGTCGTAGCCCTCCCGGAGCATCGCGGCGCACCTGCCGCAAAGGTCTCTCGGTTCAATCATCAGTCGCTCACCCCCCAAAAGCTCTCGCGGACTGTTCCGCCCCGCAGCGCAAACTCGACGATGTGGTATCGCCCTTTTGGGTGTATGTAGACCACCCGGCCCTTCATGGGTTTCTTGACGGCCCTGGCCTTGTCGTCCAGCTCACAGACGGTCTCCGGCCACCGCATCACAATCTGCCCCAGTTTCAAGGGCGTTTCTTTCATGCGCCCATCCTCCGCTCCATGCTCATGCTGTCCAGCAGCCGCTCGTAAAGCCCCTTGTAGGTGTCCCGCTCCGCCTCGGCCCGTACAAGGGCCAGCGCGGGGCTGATGGTCTCCCCGGTATCGCCGCTCTGCTGTTCCGCCGGGGCCTCCTCCGTGGGCCTTGCAAGGTCATACGCACCCAGTCCCA